TGTGGACCGGCATTAGAGGTACCGCTTACTGTGTAGGTAGCAGAAACAACACCTGCACCAACTGTTTCGTCTGTGCGCGTTACTGTGATGTTGGTAGTTGGCATAACTACCTAGTTACGTCAGCAAGAACAGTAAAAGCTCCAGCTATGACAGTAGAGATAACCCCAGACGCATCTTCTTGAAGATCCCATACGTGGTTTCCTGGCTCAAGAGCAGCTGTTTGGGTGGCTGACAATACGCAAGTAAGAACACCACTAACCGGTGTGGTTAGGGTGCAAGTAAAGGTGGCTTCTGCTGTAGGGTCGTCTGCATTCCCGCGCACCTGCGATGTGTAGGTACGGCCGGTAATGTTAATAGGGGTCGTACCGTTGCTAGTGATGGTAATAACGAGAGTTGTGGTGTCGCCACGTGTTATTACAATATTAGCTTCGCCTGGAACTGCCATTTAATCCTCTACTCCTACGCCAACGACTATAGCAATAATATTAATGACAAGAGCGAACAAACTAATCATGAGGGCCTTCTCAAGAGCAGCCCCTGAAAGAGTAATAAGGACAAGGCCAGTACCAGCAGCCCAGAGGACAAGCGACGTTATTGCACCAAAATACTTACTCATACAGCCGATTTTATCAGTTCTTAGGTTTAAATGCAGGGGCCACAGACATGACCATTCCAATAGCAATCAATGCTCGGCGAGTTTTAACCGGGACCGTAGACCCAATAGGAACGTAGTCGTCTACAGCACCGGACCCAAAAATGTCAATTTCTTCTTCAAATGATTCTCGAACTTCCGTAGGCGCATCCTGAACGGCAGCAACTAGTTCTACTAATTGGTTGTCAGATAAGGTGTCTAGTTCCAACGCCTGAAAGACCTGGGTTGCTTCTTCCGCCGTGGCTTGAGCAAGGGCTTCGGGGTTTGTAGCTACAGCAGTGGCTTGGGCTGCGGTAATGGTCGGCAGGATCACGGGAAGTGTTGTCGTAGTAGGCAGGACTGTTGTACTGGTGCTGGTAGTTGATGTAACTTGTACAGGTTCTTGTACAACAGTAGAAGTAGTGGAGGAAGTGGATGTCGAAGTTGAGGTTGTTGTGGTTGGCGGCAGCGTTGTTGTCGTTGGGGCTACTGTCGTGGTGGTCGTGGTCGAAGAAGTCGAGGTTGTAGATGTCGTTGTTGATGTCGATGTCGTGGTGGTGGTTGGCGGGACTGTGGTTGTTGTGGTTGGCGGCAGCGTGGAAGTGGTGGTTGTAGATGTTGAAGTTGTTGTTGGCGGCAGTGTGCTTGTCGTGGATGTGGTTGTTGTGGTGGTGGTAGACGTAGTGGACGTGGTAGACGTAGTAGAAGTCGAAGTTGTTGAAGTAGAAGTAGAGGTGGACGACGTAGTGGTAGAAGTAGGGTTGCCGTTAAAAGCAAGCTCGTATTGTAAGTTCCAACCACCATTGGTGCGCCAAGCATTAGGGTCACCGCAGCAGATACCAGCCCTTAGTCGGTAGCGACCAGCAGGCACTTCAATAGAAATATACGACTGTAAGCCGTAACTGTCGTCATTAGCTGCAAGTTGCGTTCCTGCTTCGTTGTATAGCCACAGCATTGGATCGGAGTTATAACCAGTGACCATATAGGTTTGGGCAATAAATGTTGTTGGTTCGTCGTATTCAAACCAGTAGTCGGTTGGTTCTGTAACAATTGGGTTTACGGCTTTAGCCGTACTTGACGGTAGAAACAGTAAAGTTAAAAATATGACTACAAAGTATTTGGCGCTTTTGGCCATTTACTATATTAGCATAAATGTTAAAGTAGCAACACCGTTATTAATTAGTTTAATAACCGCGCCAGAACCATTCCATGGGTAATCAATTGTTGTTGTGTTCTCTGCAACGTAGCAATCATCCCCAGACACGGTTGGGGTTGCGGGTGTTTCACCCAAAGGAGCAGTGGTAAAAAACGTATGCGTACTGCCTGATCGACCGGTAATACGAAGCGTTTTCCCTGCACCGGTAAGGGTAAGAGTGTCTACTTGAGCAGCTACGGTTGTAATGCTTTTTGCGTGTGATGCTGTATATGTTGCCATTATTTTTTACCTTGATGAAAAGAAGTATGTCTGTGGGTTCCACCTTCAAGATGACCAAGATCTTTAAGAATAGCCCAGTGCATTTTATCAGCTATTTCAGCTGACTGTTCCTTCTTGGCATCTTCTTCTGCTTTTTTAGCTGCATGGTTCTTTTTTTGGATTTCTTCCAAGAGTTTATGGCCCTTACGCCAGTCACCCTCAATAAGTTTAAGAATGAGAGAATGGTCGCATCGAGCTGAAGAACAAGCAATATATGGGGTGTTTTGATCGTCGATCATCCAAACCTCAAAATGCTCAGTCATTGGGTTAAGAAGAATACTAGCGGTGGGGTCTCCTCGCCAGCCTGATTCATCGCCTTCGCGTACGCGGCGAGCAATGTCATAAACGTCTGATGATATTTCGGCCCATCCATCGGAACCAGGAATATGTTGTCCTAAAATATCATGTGCTGTATGTAGCATAAAACTTCTTTCTGTAAATTGTTAACCGGGACGAGTGAAAGGAGAAAAGACTCGCCCCGGCCAACAAACTTTATTTATGCGCCGAAGGCAAGTACTTTCACTGAAACAGCTGAAACATCAGTTGTTGAGGGTACTTGGACAAGGGCACCTGTAGCCGCTGTTTGACGATAGAGCAAGATCTTTGGGTTGGTTAATGAACCATCCCATTGAGCAAGATATCCCGCACCAGCATCTACAACTAGGTGATCAAGACGTACTAAACCAAGATCAATGAGGGCAACTGCCTCACCCCCGGTAGCGTATGAGCTATCGAAGGTGACTGTTGCAGTCGTGATCTTACGGTTTCCTGGTACTTCAGGACCTGTGTTGATTACTGTAGAGGCCGCCATGATTAAATGGTTGTCTCTGTAAGGTCCTTGATTACGAAGTTCGCGTTACGCTGCTTACATGCAAGTTCTGCATAGCAGGTCAACGTTGCTTCATAAGCATCGGTATTAGCCACACGGTTCATCACTGCACCATCAAGGTCCATGAAGTTCCAACCTTCTCCAACTTGGTGAAACACCATGCTTTCAGGGTTGAGACCGTATAGACGGTTGTTAGGGCAATCAAAGTCTGCGTAAAGAACCGTTGGGCCCTCGTCGCCTTGACCTGAAACTGAAGGTGAGTAGTACTGGATACCAGAGTAACCACCCTTGAGCTGTGTCTGCTCCATGTTTCGCTTGAGCGAAAGGAACAAGTTAGCAACCGACATGTGGACACCTTCTGCAGAGATAAGAAGCGTTGGCTTCTTGCCGCTGTTGATAAGTGACTTCATGATTGCACCTGTAATCAAGGTTTCGGTTACAGCGCGGTTTGTGCCGCTGTTGCTGCTTACGTAAGCCTTCCATTTTGCTTGTGAAGATGGGTTGATTGTGTGAAGGACTGAGCTATCGTCAACGATTGTCTGTACTCCGGTCAATTCTACCTGTCCGTCTCCAGGAGCTCCAGTGTTGCTTGATGCTCCACCTGCGCCAGAACGGAAGATGAAGTGCGAAGATGTGGTTGTTACGGCAGCGCCGGAAATAACACAGGTTTTAGCTGATTCATCTACTGATGTGATTGTACGGGCTGAAGCAACAGTTGTAGGTGATGCAACAGTACCGATGTCAACAAGCATTCCACCATCAAAAAAGAGGTTGCGGAGTGCGGTTGAGCCGGTTGTTGAAGCAAGAACTACGGTTGTAGCTGCTGTGGTCGTACCGCACTGTGCGATAACGCCGTTTGACGTACCCCAAAGCTGACGGTTAACGTCCTTCATGGCGTCCTTGCGGATGCCTTGCATTTCAGCATCAAGTGCGTCAACAAAAGCACCACGGTCAGTAACCGCTTGGCGAATTGTTGGGCCACTTAGCTGGATGCGACCATAGACGTAACGGACTGGTACTGGGACCGTAGCGTACGCTTGGTTGCCGGCTGTTGGGAGTGAAGCATTTTCAGCGCGAGCACCGACACCGGATGACCGGCCGAGGTGGAGTGCGTGACGTGCAATACGTCCTTGTACGGTGTCGCGACGTGTCTCAATTTGGGAGAGTAGAAACGTTGCTTGGTTTAATTGATCGATGTAATCCTTGTAGTCGTCCTTGAGGATTGCATCAACTGTGGAAAGGCTTGCGGGCACTTGTTATTCCTTAATGTTGAAGTTAATTGGTTTTCACCAACCGGGGCTGATCCTTGTTACTCCGTAACGCGAGACTGATTGGCTGCTGCCAATGTGCCTAAAGGTTGAATATGTTGTATACACCTATCCAGGTCTATATATACAATAATAGACTTAATTGACGTGTTGTCAAGTAGCCTAATTAGGATTTTGATTCAGGCGGGCCATTGCCTTGTCGCGCGGCGACATATTTGCAGTGTCAAAACGTGGAGCAACACCGTTAGGTGCGGCAGATGGCATACCTGCTGATGGGTTCTGCCTGCGTCCAACAATGTTTTGCGCTTGATTCAAGATTTGATTTTCAACGTCTTTAATAGCTGCTTGAAGGTCAAGGTCGGAACGTTGTTGCGCGGCTGAGATAGCGGCAATAGCCAATGGGCTGTCAGGATCATATCCTGCGTCAATTAGTGTTTGAGCAATCTCGTGTTCGTACTGTTGTACTACTTGTTCGTGTTGAAATTCACTCATACGCTGCTCAACAAGGTTGTTGACTTGTTCCGGGGTTAGACCTGCCTGTTGGCCGTCGTATACTGCTTCTTGCATAATTTCGTTCCTGTCTTGGGGGCTAACACCAGCAATGTCGTAAAACTTATCACCAGCAAGAGTTTTGGCGTTTTCAATCATCCAGTTAATTGCTGTATCTTGATCGCCTGAAGCCCATGCTTGAGCGAAGCCTTGTACAGCAGCAGCATCATCTGGGTGCATCTGGTCAAACGTTTGGCGAATTGGCTTGTAGCGTTCGCGTTCTTTGATGCGGTCTTGGACTTCATTGCGGTAACGTTCTTCCCAGTTGCTGTCACCAGCGGGGATATCCGCCGGTGCTTCTTCTGCTGGGACATCTACATAGTCGGTATAATTTGTATCGCTAAAATCGCTCATTTACATTCCTCCTGTTTACGGTTGCAAGTTAATCATAGACTAACCCTGTGGCATTTGAGGCATTTCTTGTTGCATCATTTGTTCTTCTTGCATCATGCCGGTTTGAGGCATTGGTAGCCCGACACCGGTTGCAAGAGCAGCGCTTACGCCGGGATCTTGCATTTCACCCATGGCCATCTGGTCAGACTGAGCCATCATTGCTGCGGTTTCGTTAGTTAGGTACTGCATGTGAGCCATTACGTGCATGTCAAGCATTTGTTTAACTTGCGGATCTGCAAGCTCGTAAGCAGGTGATTTGCGTTGGGTGTTGTGAATACCAACGTGAGCGTCGTGAACGTCAAAGTCTTCCGGAATAACAGGAACGCCTTGCATAAGCAAACCATTTTCCCATTCAGCCTTGGCAATGTCTGGGTCCATCTGTGAAAGAAATTGCTTTGGATCAGGAAGATCAAGCATTCTAGTGAGAGACTTAGCGCTAACGTTCTGGAACACCAATGGGAATTGCTGTGCAAGCTGCGTAATCATTGATTGGGTAGCAAGTTTGCTTCGTGGCATTGTTGCGTCCAAAGGTACAATTACTGTTGGCTTTTCATCAATATCTTTAGCTGACCATTGAATTTCGTGAGGAACGCCTTGTTCTGTCAACAACATAACTTTACGGTTAATACCGGTGCTTTCAGCATTCATCCGGTACAAAGAAAGAGTCATTTCAGCAATTTTGCCCCAACCAAGCGATTGGTCTTTAGCCATAGGGCCAAGAGGTGTGTCATCTTTTTCAGCTAACAAAGCCAAAGCAAGACCGCTGTTGCGGTCGCCAGGTGCTTCACCACGGCTAGTTTGGTGCGTGTGAAAAATATCGTCAAGTTCTGCTTCTAGGAACTGTGCTTCGTTACTGATCCAACGTGGTACTTCAGGAGCGGTTTGCCAATGCGGCTCACCGATTTCACTGTTGTATTCAAGAACGTCAGCAGGGTCGATAGTTAGAGAATCAGCATCATCTACTGATCCGCTTGGTACCATCATGCGGGCGTTGGCTGCTTTGCGCATGTGCTCAAGAATGGTTGAGCGAGCACGGTTGTAAGCGTATTGAACGTCTCGCGCGGGAGTAAGGAGCGTGTGTCCTACCCAGCTGTTAGGAATCTTGTTTTGTCTAAAAACAGAAATATTAAGGTGCTTAAACGGGAATGGCCATTCTTCTTCAAGAAGTACAATCTTACCGTTAACTACGTGGACCACGCATCCAGGCCCACGGTTCGTTGGCCGCTCATAGTAAATGTAGACAAGCGTCGTTTTAGGAGGATCGCCCCCAGGCCGATTGCGCAGGAGGCTGCGGTGACGAGCAGAAAGCATAGCTTCAGAATCAGCTTTTGGTATTTCCTCAAGGTTGTATCTTTCTTGAACTTGTTCTGGTGGAAGACTTGTGCAGCGAATCCACCACCGGGCGTCAGTAGCGTTCAAAGAACCAGGCTCAAGGGTAAATTCGTTGATACCTACTGGTGTGAGTCTGATACCACCAAGGGGTACTGAAATCTGTGAAATAGCGTCAAGAAGGTAATCTTCGCCCTTGTCAGGGTCCCAGTCAACACAAATAGCCGCGCTGCCACCAAACAAGGTTTGTAGCAAACACATTTCGCGTACGTCTTCCCAGTTGTTGTGACGCTGTTCACCAATAAGTAGCTGTTCTTGTAAACGTTGACGACGCATAGAGCTGTCGTCCATGCCGCCTGGTTGTACTTCCCACATAAGCTCGGCACGAGTCAATCGAGCAAGCAACGAACGGGTACGAGGACCATATTTGTCCACTGTAATGCGAGATCCTTTTTCTGCTTCGTTAGCATATGAAAGCTCTTGAACAGCATTGCGAGAACTATCCCACCAAATCCACTGGTGAGACACGTAGTAAGACGCATTCATCCAGTAGTCGCGTCGTTCTTTTACAAGATACCGGTCGGCATCCTGCCACATATCAACAATTTTAGCTGCTGTTGGTGGAGACCAAGGTTTCATGGAGATACGCCTTCAGACGGTGTGCGCCAAACAGTGTATTCGTCGTTGTCGGATTCGCGCTTCTTAACAACAGCTGGGCGTTCAGCACGGACCATGGCAGTAAAATCGCCTGTGTGTCGTGATATTGCCATTTGTGTTAATCTCCGGTTTTCGCGAACGAACCATACGGTAACGCCCATATTACCAAGCGCAACAATTGCTAACCATATCATATTTTTGGCTCTTTTGGAGTGGCGACTTTAAATGGTTTAGCTGGTGGTTCTGTTGACGGAACAACAGGGATTGTTTTAACAACCCGCAAAGCGGACTCAAGTTCTTCAATACGGGCAGTAAGGGCCACGTTATTGGTTGCAATCTGTTCTTGCACTGCTTCTAATCCGCCGCGCGTACCTGCAATACTTAACTCAAGATTACGGTCCGGAAGCACCATACGAGCTAATTCCACTGCACAATCCGCACAAATGTAAAACCGGGTCATTGCTGACGGGTTTGGGTCGTCAGGATTGTTCGGATAATCCAAATCAATGCCGGTGTCAATAGTCGGAAGATTAACACTTCTACACATCCAGCAGCAACCAGGACTAAATAAATAATTATGTACAACAAGCATTAATTTTTCCAATTCTGGTTTGGTTTACGTCTACCCATTTTGTCTAGCTTCTCCATATATCGTTGGACTCGTCCATCTGCACCTTCAGCATACTTCTTAGATGCGCGTTTATGGACTTCATACGGCCTACATCCTAACAAATAGCGCAAAGCGTCTACGGCGTGGTCTTCGTCTCGTGTTTCAAGATCTTCAGGGTTAGAATGGGAATGCCGCATCAAAGGCAACGTTCTAATCAAGTTGTGGCAGTTATCAAAAATCTTGAGACGGATTACTTTGTCTACGGGAGACGGGGCCATGTATCGTCGTACGTTCTGCCAGCCGCCAATACGGGCGTTTTTGGCTCGCGTCATAATTACACCATTGCTCTGATATTGTCCAGCCACTGTGGTACCTGTTCCAGCTACGTTGCTGAACATTGAAGGGTCGCCTACGGTCATTGATATTGATTCCACCTTTCCAGCTTGGTCAACTGAGAGTGACTTGATGAGACGGGCTTGGTCTGCTGCAGTGAGATTTTTAGCGTATGCCTCCCGATATATATACATAGTCCCGTCTGACGGGTCAAGCGCACCCCATAAACAGCAGAAAGGGTTTGCCGTTCCGAAGTCGATACCCCTATATTTTTGCCAGGTTTCCGGAATCGGGAAGGAGGGTGTGACGTGAATGTTACGTTGAAACTCGACGAAATACTGTCCCGTAAACGTGTCCCAATCCCCCATGAGCTTTTGACGTCTTTCGGTTTCTGGAAGCATCGATAGGTGTTTTTTATAATTTGGGTCAATGTATGGGTTATCAACCACGGTTGAAGGCACAAAAGCAATAACAAGATGCTTAGATCTGTCATGCTCAATTTCGAGGTTTTTAAGGTCTTCAAGGTTTTCCGGTATCTCTACTGTGTTAACAATTGGCGGGTCTTCAAATCCTTCAGATACGTCATACACGATAATGTACTTGCCGTACTGTGTAGGCGTAACCAGCATTTGATACAAAAACGTGTGTCCCCGGTCACCAGGGTTGGTAGCGAACATAACATGGGTTCTAACGCCGGATGCAGCCATCTTTTTGCTTGTACGCAAACGACCAGAGATCATAAGCATTTGATAAGGAGTGAACTGTGTTGCCTCGTCAAAACCTACAAAGTCGTACTCAGCAGACATGAACTGCCCAACATCTTCGTCTCTAGCGCAGTATCCGTATTCAATAATGCTTCCATTGTCGTACCACCAGCCTTTAACGTTGTCAATGCTGCGAAGAACTGCTTTAGCAAGAATCTGTGCGTAGCGAACCTGTGTGCGGATAATAAGACTTCGACGTAGTTCCGGTAGGGCTGTACGGATAAGCAGGGCTCTGTGACCTGGGAAGGTCATACTGAGGTGATGTGCGTGGTAGGCAAGCAGTTCTGATTTACCACCACCGGCTGCACCACCGTACAACAACCAGTCAACCTTTGTTAAAAGAATGTTTGCTCGCAGCTGACGATCGTTACCCTGCAAAGTCCAAGCGGTTAGGTCTTCTTCTAGTAGTTTAAGGTATTCGTCCTGTTCGCGGACTGTAAGGAGAGAAAACTCGTCATCTGTAAGCAGAAGCGACTTATCAACGTCTTGACTCACAAGTCTCCAGCAACAGCCCTCAAGCCACCTTCAACACGGCGTTTAGCTTCCAAACGAAGCTCATCCAGTCTACTTTGACGTGTTTCCGGCGTATCGTTCTGTGTACCGGAAATAGTGGTTGCTTGGTTCATTTCAAGACGAAGGATGTCGTGCCAGATCTTAGCGATCTTGGTAGCTTCTTCAGCTGTTTTAATTTCCCATTCCCCACCTAAAACACGCAATGCGTTGTCAGCCATGATGGCAATAGCCATTTGAGGTAAATCTTCGCGAGGAACACTTTGCGCAAGCTTAGATAAACCCAGCTTTTTTAGCTGTTCTTGAGCTGTAATGATTTCTTTGCTATATCCGGAACGGACATGCTTTTCACGTTTCCTGTTTTCTTCACGAGAAACAGTGGCTTTTCGAGCATTCTCGGCTGCTGTTTCAGGAGTAAAGGCGTATGGCAGAATATTAGAAATTCTTTTTTGTCTTAGTTCTTCGTCTGAAAGCTCTGCCATGATAGTTCCTACTTAATTGATTGCTGGTAGATGTTTTTCCAGATCTGCATAGACAGCTCAGAAACACCCTGAATAGCGGCGTGTTCTTCTGGAGTTATAGTTCCAGCGTCATACGCCATTTTTCCTAAGTTCATAACATATGAACATCCCATAAATATAGCTGATGCAATATGTTCAGGCAACGGGTCTGGCCAACCAGCCATAATAATGCCGGCAAGAGCTTGCGCGGAGATAGTTGAATCAGGTGATGCAATAGTAGAGCTCAGCAGTAGTTTTGTCTGCTTGGGAGTTTTGTATTGTGTTTCCATTTTAGATACCGTTAATTTCTGATATTTCAGGCTGGAATGGGACTCCCAGCTTGATTGCCAATGACTCAATCTCAGGCCACAAGAAGTTGAAAGCGGAGATAACAACATCTCCGGTTGATTGCCAACGCTCGTTGTAGACTGCTTCAAGCTCGTCGTCTGTAAGCTCGTCGTCTGCGTAATCTTCAAGTTCGAGCCATTCGATTGCTTTGTTGCCGGCTTCAACTGATCGAGCGAGAAAGTCTTCCCAGACGAGCTGCTTGTGTTTGGTTTCGTCGTCAAACGGCTCTGACGAATAGTTTCCCTCTGCCATGGTGATAATCCTCCGTACATGCCTGCAGTATCCTCTACTGCAGGGAAAGTTAATGCGTATTCTAAACAGTCTACCTTCACAGGGCAGGAATTACATATTTCTCTTGCGTGAGCAAAAAAATCTTTTCCTTGGGGTTCTGAAGGAAACCACGTGCTTGTGTTTAGCCCTTTACAGCTGGCATCCTTGAACCAGCTAAAACGGTTCTTCATCCAGCAATGTCGATTGTGGAGCAGGTTCACTGCTCTTGCTAAACATCGGACGGTCTGTAGATGGGAGATCAAACCTGATACTCTGCCCACAATCGTCTACGAGAACTTCCATTTGGGATTTCTTTTCCCCGGTTTTGGTCTTATACTCGTCGACCTTGTACCTGCCAGTGACAATCACCCGGTTGCCCTTACTAAAGAGCGAGGCAATGTTTTCAGCCATCTGACCCCACGCAATACAGCGATGCCAGGTTGTTTCTGTTTCCTCGCCTACTTTTCGCGTATCAGCAATGCTGAACTTGACTTTGGCTTTGCCACTGGGAATGTATTGAAGTTCCGGGTCTTGACCCAGGTTGCCGATAATAGTGATGTTGTTCATTAGTCCTCGTTTGTTGTTTTTAGTTTAGTCTTCTTAGATGCGGATTTTGGGGGTTCCCAGTATCTTTCGCCCCAGAAATATGATGGGTGGTATCCAAGACTGATGCAAAGACGGTCAGCTGCATAGAAACGTATGCCACCTTGTTCTTTCCATCCTTTTACGACATCTCGCGTAACACCTATGTTTCTGGCAAATTCAGTATCGTTTTGCTCCGGTTGACGCATTATACGCTCAAAATCCTCTAAAGGCAGCCGATTCTGTTCTCTACTCACGTGACCAGCCTAAATTCTCAGCTCGCCAGTTCGTAGGCGAATCGTTGCTTTCGATGGCTAAACGGTGGATGTGATCGTCATACATGCGAACAATATGGATGCAAGGGTCTCCACCTTCGCAGAACTCCTCATCTTCATCCATTGACATAGGTAGCCCGTCGTGTACGTAACAGACAGGCGGGCCGCAGTAACCCATTTCCCAGCCGTATTGAAGCCAGGACTCGTGATCCATGGGCGCGGAGAGAATCATGTTCACCACACACCCTTTTCTGGGTCTTTGTCTTTAGGTGGTGTGACGGGAGCTGATCCGTCCCAACGCTCGATATTTTCTTCTTTCATATTGACTCCTTTATAGCCGTAAATAGTATTGTGAATCGTACAGGACAATTGCCGGCTTGTCAACTATTTTTTTAAAAATCTGTAAAGGGTGGAGGTTTTCTTTGAAAGAAATCTTTAAAATCTGTTTTAAACTTATTTACCGAGTCTGTTATTTTTTGCTTTGGAACAATACCAACACCGTTACGTTGTAAAACTTTTTTAAGAGCTTCTTCAAATTCTTCACCGTAACCAGTAAGCGGTTTATTGGGTATTTCTGCTTTGATTTTAATTGGTTTACTTGACAAAACCATTGGTGAGATACCAGGGTCAGGATCTACTAAAATAGCATTACGGGGAACTTTACCCACGTATGTAGCACCGGTATTGACCGGTCCAGTATATTCTCTAGATGCCATGCCTGTCCATGTAGGATTGTTATTAAACGTTGGATTCCAACCGTAAGCTATTTTATCTTCTGGAAACCTAGCAGACCCAAATCTAGGGTCAATTTGTTTTAGCCCTTGATTTGGAGAACCATGAACAACTGTTTTCCCTAATAAATAAGTAGTGTTATATGCGGTTCTTAATGCACTAGGTCCAGCAACTGACGCAACGGTTTGTGCCACGTTGCCTGGTGAAATATCAAAGTTTTCGTATGGAGTCTGCATTCCACGTAAATTAAAGTTTCCACCGGCATCCTGGACGGGAGTTTGAGCATTAGACGCAAATCTGTTCTCAGCTCTAGATTCAGCTAAATCACGTGCGGGAACACCTTTATTGGTGAAAGCCTCAGTACCACGGCGTTTAAAGTTTTGTGGCCATGTCTTTGGGTTATTAGGATCAAATAAATTACCCATGAGGTTGTAATAATATCATGTACACCTGCTACACTGTCAGACAATCACAATTCAACGATCGGCGTTGCCGTGGAGCAAGACCCAGACCTGGAACACAACTGCA